GGATTTTATCATCATCAAATGAAAATGTGGTCAAGGCGGTTGTCTTAAACGCAGGTCGTAAATGATTTTTGATCGGATCAAACGAAACATTACAATTTTCATTCACAGCATCTACATTTTCATATCCTAAAAGATCATCAATGTAAACATCATCTTCGTTGACGGAGGCATTTACGAATGCGGCATTACCACGGGCAACCATATTTTGACGAATTGATTTTTTGTAGTTTTCAACAAAGTCATCAGTTGTTCTGGTTTCAAGTTCCCCGATGTCTGACATAGTAAACCGCTGACTGTCGAGTGTTTCAACTTGCAATGATTGTGCGTCTGAGTCTGCACCATTAATTCTCACTCTGTAAAGTTCAAGATCACCATCAGAAATTCTTGGAGGCTGTGGATCTTCATCTGGGAATCCTTGAATTACAAGGAGGGTGCGTTCTTTCGTTAGAACGACGCTATCAATTCTAGGCAAGAAAGTTGAAACGGTGACAAACGATGGTGCGGCTAGAGAGTCGAAGGGAGTCTGTGTCGCCTCGTCAGTGCCTTGATTGTAGTTTCCGGTGCTAGATCGGACTGGTCTAAAATCTAAAATGTCAAACGGATTCAAGCCCTCTGAGCCGGTTGCGGGGAGTTCACTTGCTTTCACACCAGTATAACTGTCTTTTGTGAATGGACCGTCACCAGTGTGAAGGAATCTCTTGTAGGTAACAACATAATCACTCGTTCTTGATAAAGTTGTGTCAGCCGGATCTTTCAATTCAATGCTTGAAAGTTCATAGGTAAAATCATTTTGTCCCGTATTTAAAATAAATTTGTCTTTAACATCAGTAACCGTATCAACTTCTCTGATCGCAACAATTTCTTTAACGTCTGTGACACCGAGAGAAAGTGTGGTCACTCCTGTTTTAAGTTCATCTGATGTATTAACAGTGACGGTAGTTTCACCTGAGACAGTTTTTTTACGAATGTTAGCAGTGGAATCGTATGACATCGGCAAGAAGCAGGTGATATCACGGTTAGGTACGTTCTTGCCAAAGTTTAAACTAATTGATGATTGTGTGTTATCGATAGTTGGCACTAAGATAGGTCTGATAAGAACACATTTGTCTTGACGATCTGCGTCTGATGCTGAATTATTTACGTTTAAAATACCAACAGGTCTGATTTGTGCTGAGTCTGAATCTGTGCCAACGGTGGCAAAGAAATCTTTACTGCCAATACCACTCGTAAAACCAACTACACCGCTTGCATTTGTTTTACCTTTAAATGCTTTGATCGTTGTCCACCTGACTGGATTTTGTAATTCTTCAACAGAGCCGTTTCTGCCAATACCAGTAATTCTTTTTGCGTTTTGTGTAACCACAGCATCTAGACCACTTGGAGTGAAGTCAACTGTAATACCAAAACTTTCTACAGAATCGACAGACTTTGAAATTCGTTTTACATCAAGATCAGTTTTTCCGGTATTGAATGATTTTGAATGAAAGTATAGTCTCGCTCCAGCGTCAAGTCCCTCATTTCCAAACATAAAGTGCGTTGGAACACATGATCCAATTGTCTCACCATCAACATCAAGAAGGTTGACGGGATTACCATCAATAAACATGGTTGTGGTATTATCAATAAAACCATCAAGTGTGATACCAGTAATTTCTGATGTGGTTGCATCAGTATCAAAATCTGTTTCTCTAACATTTCCTTGAAGTTCAAAATATGAACCTTGACTAATTTTATATGACTTTGAACCACTAAGCGTGCTGGATGATTTGTCAATCGTCAGTAAAGTTGGAGCGATTGTTTCAAATTCAAATCCACTGACATACGCCTTTCCGGGTGAGAGTTTGACACCAAATTTAGATTCATCAACAGAGCCAAAAATTTCTTCGTGTGTCCCAACTTCAATTTCAAAAGGACTGATGGTGTAATTTCCAGATTCATCGAAGGTTCGTCTTGCCAAGGTCTTTTCAAGTTCTGCTAACTCTGGATACTTGATTTTTTTAGTAACCTGTCCATCAATCACACGGACGAGTTCAAAAAAGTTGCTTGGGTCTGTGATACGATATGAGTTTGAATCTGTTCCAACTCCAGTCAGTGAACGAGACTCTAAAACCAAATCAATCTTGAATCGATCTGCACCCGGAGCGTTAAAGTTATTAAATCCAAATGATGGATCTCTGAGTGAGGAGTCAGAATCAGAGGTGACAACAGTTTTTTGTGCATTGAAACCAAGAGAACTATTTGTGCTAATAAAAGTTCTGTAACCTAAATCAGAATCATTCTTTGTTGCCGCTACTGATTGTGCGTCTGCAAGACAAAAATAACCATCAACGTAGAAAACACCTTGGTCAACTGTAACAAATGTTTGAACAAACCCAGAACCCGGAGTTGTTGCGTCATCCAAGACGTTAAATTCAACACCGATGTTTCCCACACCAATTGTGAAAATTTTCTCACCGGATTCAAATTCACCAACTGTGGTGTATTTTAAGAAAATAATCTGAAAAGCATCATTCTCAAGACTTGATTTGTCCGCGTATCCACAAACGATTGCATCAACATTTGAACCATCACTTTTTGCAACACGAATTTTTTGATTTACTAATCTTTTAAGGGTTGTGAGGGGGAGTTCTGTAGCCAACCGCACAAAGTTTGCCGATGCCGTTGAAATACCGCCACCAAGCACGACGGAACCATTTCTAAAAATATGTGAACCAAGTCTTTCAATTTGATTTTGAAGGATAGTTTGTGCTTGCGAAAGTTCTCTTGCCTGTACGGGAAGCCCCGGCTTGAAAAGCATTTTCAAAAATTTCTTTTCTTGGTCAAAATCGTCGTAGTATGGAACACCACCCATGATGGTAGAGTCATATGCTTTTTGCTCGATAGGCATTTAATTCCCCTTAGAATTCAAAAGTAAATCTAAAGACATCAGTTTGCTCAACTACGCGGCTGATCTCTTGTGTTAGACCCTTTATGTATAACAGTTCTCCAGAAAACAGGTCAAGTTCTGGACCCTCAACATCCTCAATGACACCCGAAACTGGATTATTTCCTACCATGTATGTAAGTGTCTCGTTCACAACAAACCCGTGTGTCGAACCAGAAATGTTTGAAACATCTGTCAACAAAACTTCGCGTTTGTTAATTGATGCGTCAAAAATATTTCCACCAGTTTCGTCATAGGGTAAAACAGCAGTAATAATACCAGAACTGCCTGAACTACCTGTTGCTCCACCGTCAAGAGTTGGGATGTAATCACCGTCTTCCCCAAAATCAACTCTTAATTTATGAGTGCATCTCCAGTCTAATTTTTCAATTTCAATTGACGAATCTTCGTAAAAAGTATTCGATACGTTAAATTCACCAGTTGAACTTGTAGACGTAAAGTTTCCGTCTTCTTTTGTCTTGAGTAGTGAAAGCCTTTCGCCCTTTACAAATGGCTTACTCATATCTCTAACTTGTACGGAAGCAGATAATGTTGACGTTTTTGTTGGTTGACTGGCAATTTCAACAAATTCTTTTGTATCTGCTGCATACAAAAACTTTGTTTCTCCCATAAAGCGTGGACTATTTACTAATTCAGATATTGCACCAGTGCTTCCACTAACATCGACACGGGTTCTAACTCTATCACGATAACCTGCATTATTTCCTCCACCAGTTTGTCCTTTACCAATTTCAGGATTAACCCAGAGAGCGACATCTCTATAATCATTTCCTAGCAATTGCTCAACATTATTATTGCTATCACCGGGAATAGAGACTTGAACCCTTGCGATATTAGCAAATAATTCAAAGACGGGATCTTTACCGATGCTTTGTGAAATAAGTGGATCGACAAGTGGTAATGACGATGGGAAAGCATCTCCCCCGCCTCCGGTAAAGACTTCTGCATCAGCCTCACTGTATCCACTACCTTTATTGTAAACGACAACCTCTTTTAGACGTTTATCAGATCCCAAAGAACCGAACGCCTCGGCGTTTCTACCATTTCCTGTGATTGTGATTCCAACACCAATTTCAAATCTATCTTTATTTTTAGGATCTCGGTTGGTGTCAAACGCAGAATCAAGCGTTAAAATATCCTGTGCATCTCCATTCGTTGCTGATCCTGTGATTTTTTTAACAACACCCGCCGCTTGACCACTAATAAATCTGATGTAATAATCCTTGTAATAATCCTCACCTTCCGTCACCAAGTTTGGTTGTGTGATCATCACAGTGTTATTGCTGGAAAACTCGACTTCATTGTTAATATTATCTGGAACACCACGTTCAAAAATTGCTGTGGATGGGTTACTCGTGATTGCCACGCCATCAACAATTCCAGATGAAGCATCAAGATTGGCTTCATACTGAACCGCGTACTGTCGTTGTCTTTCGTCGTTATACACGTTGAAGATACCGGGGTAGTAAGGAAGGGAAACTACGGGAATGTAATCGGCATCTTTAAATTTCACATGTGTTCCGGGGATGGTATACATGTATTTCCATTTAAAACCATCTGGTAAAGTGATAGGACTGGTATCTGTTCCAATTGGTTCATAATCTGATCCAGTTATACCACCATCACCAAGACCGTTATTAAGGCAGACGTACACATTGTCGGAATTTGTCACAACATAAAATGGGGCAGTTGCTCCAGTTGCCTCATTAAATGTTTCGGACATATCATCGGATGTGTCCAAAGGAGCCATAGTGATACCATTTGTCCAATTTACTCTGGGAATCATCATGGTAACATCAGAAGGTGCGATCCGTCTTGCAAAAGAAATATTACGTCTTGTAACAAGATCCCGCTCAACACTTCTATTTTCTAAAGGTGCTAGTGAACCCGGATCGTACACCTGACCAACACCAACATAAACTCTATTTTTTCCGAAGGGTTCAAAGTCGGAAATAAAGTTCTTTGCGATTTGAGTCTTTAGTTGTGCATCAAACGTGTATTGTGCCATTGTTTTCTCCGTCAGTTCCCCAGTTCAAGATAGTTTAAGAAATCACCGATATTGATATCAAGAAACTCCGGCACTGTGGCTGATATGGTTTCTTGTGAGGCAGTGCCTTTAATTGTCTTATCATTATTTAGTCCAGTTGCAAGAAAGGCTTCGCCGGTGTTATCGCTTTTGACGCTAAATCTATTACCTTGCCTATCAGTTTCATTTGAAAATTCTCCACTCAAAACCCTAATTGTGATCGCTGATGCTTTAAGGGTTTGACCAGAGATAACTTCGCTAGTTTTAACGCTTTGTTGAAATTTACCATCTGGATTTTCTTTGACAAGTGACTTAGGTGTTTCATCAGTAGTCTTTGTCACCAGACTTTGTTTACCGCTCGCAAAAGTTTTTAGATCAACTTCGACGAGTTCGGATGATGTGGCAAATGAGGCTTCACTTGAGGTTGTGAACGTATTTGTGCTTGACGTAAATTTAGAACCAACTCTACTCTCAACTGTTTCTGAAACCTCTGCGTCAGTTGCAGCCTCAACGCCAAGGTCTAATCTTGTCCTGTTTGCGTTAAATTCAGCAATGATTTCATTTACACTTTTATTGTTATAGAAATTAGTATTTTCATCCCTAAGTTCATCAACAGAAGTAATAATTCCAATAGCCTCTGGTTTGTTTGGAATTTTTTGTCTAACAATATCGTCTACTGCGAACCCTGTGCTGATACCAGCAGCGTTATCAAAATATAATTTGATTGTTTTTGTAATAATTTTAGGATCACCATTTCTACTTTTGATGAAACGATTGGTGACAGGATCTACATTCTCTATGCCGAGCGATGATTCTGATGATGCTGCGAGATTTTGTGTGAGAAAGGTTTTAGGGTGTCTTGATATGATGTAGAATTTTGAATTTCTATCATCCGTGCTGATATATGTGGCTTGTGGATTTTCCGCACGGGTGTAACCCTCTTTTGTGCTTCCATCGATAAAGAAGTCGGGATCAAATTCACCGAATGTAAACCCACCGATTGGTCCGCCCACAAAAGTGCTGCTATTGTATGGATCATGCTGGACAGGATTACCTAGTCCATCAAAGTTACCAATGGTTGCGGCAGTGATTCCGTTAAATCCATCTGGATAAAAATCACCATTAAGAACTCCGTATGTGTCACCCCGAAAATCTTTCGTTGCACCAAAAGTGTAGGGCATGAAATTTCCAATAACAGGATTTACGAAGTTAGTGTCTTGAAAAATTTTGTCTTCAAACTTAACACCAATAAATGAACTGGCATTTGTAAACTCAGAAAACATGACTGATCCAGCAGGGTGAAAAATTCTTTTGAGTAAGTCAGCGTACTCTTTGAGTTGTTTCTCTGCCTTCACAACGTACGAGTACGATTGGAATCTAAAGTTGTCTTGGATAAAAGAATCTGATGACAAGCGTGATCTAGAAGTTGTGAAACTATTTTTGTTTGTTGATGTTGTGGACAATCCATCAAGAGTAAATCCTGCACCAACACCAGACGCAGAAAAAACTGAAATGCTGTACGATTCACCGGGGAAATAAATTTTATTTTGATATGGGGTAGATGAAATAGTTTGAATTTCACCGAGACTGTTCACACTTGTTACCTCGGAAGACAGAACAAGTTTCTTTGCTGAGTCATCAACGGTAATGTCATCACCAACTGCATAGTTCCGTCCTTTTGCTGTGATGCGAAGATTACTAACAATAGGAAAGGTTCTCTCGATAATTTTTCTGTTTCTATTTGACCTATAAAATTCAAGGTAGTGATTTGGTTTAAAAGTTCCTCTTACCTCTTTAAGAAAAATTTTAGCATATTCAACACCATCATCTAAGTGAAAAGTGATATCATCAATCAAAGCACTCGCAACAACGTCACTTGTAAAATCATCTAATAATCTTTGCTCAACTAGACTACCTTTAAAAGCACTTAACTCACCCTTTCCATTATAATGCGACGTAAAAATAATTGTGGTTGGTTCATAATCAGCATCAGAGATTTTAAATAGTTTATCCTTTGGAGATTCCACATCAGCAGGTATATTGAATAATAATTTGAACAAGTAGTTGATTGATTGGGCGTTACCCTTTTCGGAGTAAAAGTCTGATGAGTTCTTAACTGCTAGTTTATCACTTACACTACCTGCCAAAGTATCTGGAAAATCAAGTAGATATGTTGATTTAAAATATTGAACAAAATCCTCTAATGTTCTATCAATATCTGTGTACGAACCAAGTCTAACTGCCTCGGCTCTTGGATTACCGTGGATCTCTAAGAATTCAAAATATGCTTTGATGAATGTTACAAATTTTTGATGATCATTTTGAACATACTGAGGCATGAGAGTTGATACAAGAGTTGAAAATCTTTCATCAACAGAAATGGGACCAAGATCGCCCAGTGTGTCTGGGACGAAAACCTGAAATGGTAGGAGCATTGATCCACCGAAAGGCATTAGTAACCACCTCCTGTGCTAGTTGAAGTCGTGGTGCTTGTGGACGTTGCACTTTGTGTAGTCGTGTCTGCTGAGGACAAACTGGATGTACCAAGATAAATTTCACCAGCAGCGTTTGTTCTTGAGTCTGGTCTATTGTCGGGTGTCAAGTTAACAACCGCATTTGTAGGATCTCTGGTGTCCTCAAGCAGAATAAATGTCTCTGATGAAATGAGTCTACCCCCGTCAATCTTTGCAAAAATACTAATTGGAATTGTTGTATTTACTGTCGAAAGGGCAAATGAATTGAACGAAACGTCGCCTGTTTTGTAATTTACTTTACCGAAATCAACTTCTGTAAAATATTCTTTTGATCCGCCGACCATTCGATAGATTCTTAGTTTTCCGAAGCCATCGTCGTCGAGGTAAACATTCTTTTCAATACCATCATCATCTACAAATTTAAACTCACTTGATGAAATCACAGGTGTATAACCATCGAATTCGTGAAGAATTGGATTTTTAAATTTAAACTCGTAGTTGGTTGAAGTGTCCTCAATGGGAAAGAATCTGTATTCCAAGGATGGTTCAATCTCAATAGTCTCCAAGCCACTCACCCCCTCAAGAAGTCTTTTTTCCAATTTACTAAATGACACAGACGAGTTAAATCCAATTGTGTTATCTTGAATGTATTGTGAGGTGATAGATTTAATTGTTGAAATGAGATACGGCTCACGAAGCACAGTTTTTGATGGGTTGTAAACAGCAGAAAGAACGTATCTCACATAAAGAGAAGTTGGATCTTTAACCTCCGGTGTAATACTTACACTACATCGATTGCGTAAGAAACTTTCGATTGAATTTTTCAAACTTGATGGAACTAGGGTAGCCGTGTTTGGTTTAAGAACAACAATGACTTTTCCAAACTCAGGCGGAGTTGCAAACTCACCACCATAAACAAGAGCGGACTGAAATCCTGAAAAGTTATTGTTGATTAAGGCTTCAAAGTCACTTGTGGTGATTGCTCTATTTTGTGCAGCGTAGGACTTGGGGGCATTGAATCGAATACTTGCAATGCTTTCTTTCTCTGCTCCACCTGCTGCTTGACTCTTAACCACGACCGTGTTGTTTGCGTATAAGAAGGACGGGTTTTCGGTGGTGTCAGTTGAACCTGCGTCATTGGCTTCTGCACCTTTTGTTTGAAGGTATGTGACAGTGACCACGTTTCCTGCTTCAAGTTTCTTGCCAATTACCCCATCACCAAACCCAATTGAGTATGCTCCATCATAATCCTCTTCAATAAAGTAAGCCAAGGAGTCACCATCAATCGTAATAGCATTTGTTCCAAGTGTCCAGACATCTGAGATGCCTGAGTTACTTGAAGGAGATTGAGTGACAGAAATCTTGATTGTTTTTGTATCAATAGCGTCGTCTTTAATTCTAAACTTTTGATAGGATTTAGAATCAGGAGTTACAAAGGTAATAGTTTTAAGAACTCCTTCTCGAATCTCAACATCTTGGACATTTGGTGTTTGTCCACCGACAGGTGTGTAAGAATCGGTGTTTACAAAATTGTATGATTTGTTTCCAATTTTTGTAGTAAATACCTGACCCACAGGGAGAATGTTAGGCACAGCGTTTGCATAAGTGATGTCAACAGTTGCCACAGGCGCACTTCTTGATCGTGGGACATAACCTAAAGATTTGGCGTGGGAGACAAGCGATGATCTTTTGAGTGCCGTGTCAAGAAACAACTCATTGGCAGTGAGGTTGTTGTAGATGCCTTGGTAATGTGTGACGTATGAAAGAACATCCAGAAGGACTGACAGACCTGACCCCTCGAAATCGTAGTCCAAGAATTGTTCTTGAGATTTCATAAAATTTTTAATATTTTGACGAATCTCAAAATAGTCAAGTTGGTTGACTGATAGTTCTTTTCTTTCCGTGGTCATTACCTAGTCCTCTCTAATGTAAACGAAAGAATCACAGGTTGCTGTGAATTTTTAAGCGTGAAACGAACCGTTACATTCACAGAGTTAGTATCATTATTAGTATTTGCCTTAACCGCCAATGATTCGACACGGGGTTCGTTGTTAATTATTGATTTTGAAATCGCCTTTTCCATCTCAAATGCTGTGAATGGTGTAATGCTTTCAAACAGTTGCGAGATGACATCGCCACCAAAAAATGGCTGAAACTTTTTCTCCCCGAAATTTGTCAGAACAATATTACGAATAGACCTCTTAACAGCCTCTTCATTCTTGAGAGTGTTAATGTCTTTGGTGATGGGATTCATGTCAAAATTTAAATCGATATCGCTGAATCTGACAGATTCTTTTTGGGAAGTTTCGACATCTCTGGTGGTATAGTACGCCATCCTATTATCTATCTGTTATAGATTAAGTAATCCCTTTAAGTCTGGATTTACGATATTTTGTAAAACTTTTTGGCTAAAACAGGGGTCTTCTGCCATCCCTAGCACCGAGAACCCAAGACCCGTTTTTGCAAGATAGTCCAAAGCACCAGCCAAGGCTTCCTCGTCACTCAAACGAATTGCCCTTAGAACCCCGCTAATCTGATCTATGCTCTGCGAAATGCTCAACAGGTTATCAATTGTTTCGGGATCTGCAAAGCCCCCTGCGGCTTGGGCATTTACTAAGGCATTAGTAAAATCACCAGTTAAAAGTCCTTTGATGATTTCAAAATTCGTAGTCCCCGGACCTAAAATACTACTAAAGAATGGCGTGTAATAATCAACAAGATCATCTCCAATCGTCCCACCCTCAATTGAGTTTTTAAAGTTGTTAAAGGTTCTTGCGATTGATTGAATACCTTGAAGACCTTGAATGTTTTGTGGGTTGCCATCAACACCCGCCAGTCTATCGGCATGAAAAGCCATGTTTGTCAATTCTTCACTAACACCCGATAAAATATCTTCAATATCATTCAACTTATTCTGATCACCCGGATTCGTGGGGTTCAGACTACCCAACCCCCCGATCAAACCATCAATGGTTTCTGTGGCAAGATTATTGATACCCTCAAGTGGACTTCTTAAAAACTCACCACTAATTACTTTTTGTAAAATTTCATTTTGTTGTGGAGTGAGCGGCAATGTTGGCAACTCGCAACCACTTGTGTTCACTAATTGTGGATCAAACAATGACATATTATCCTCCTGCGAATACGTTTGGTGAGCCTGTTGATGTAGAGTGACCACATGAACAAGCGTCGGAAAATCTATGAACCGGCTGACCCTCAGCGTACACTGTGCTAGAAGCACCCACTGTCACCGGCGCACAGTGAGGACAATCACCGTGACCAGCGACAGGGTTGTAAATTTGTGCCGTTGGTCGCCCATTTGTCAATACTGTGCTTGCCCCGGCAAAAATCGCACCGCCGCAAACATCACCATATCTCGCTACACATAACGACATTAGACCTCCACCCAATATTTAGCCTTGCCATCTGCAAGATAGGCAAAGTATTTTCCTTTACCAGAGTTAAACCATAAATCACCGACCTCTGGTCGAGTCGGTGGATTGATTGAAACAGTTTTGATGGTTGTCCCGATAAGTGCTGCGGGTCTATTGTCAAGACTGGCAGCAACATACGTTGGAATATTACGAATAATGAGCGGAGCGACACGTTTGACTGTGTTGTAGAATGACTCAAGTTCTGAGTTAATCCTGTCCTTGTCATTTTGAGAAAGACCGGATCTACTCACTTGCATCGGTTGTTTGAATGGTCGAGTATTTGCGTTCAAATCATATATCGCTCTGAGT